AAAGCATGGAAAACACTTTTAAAAAAATACATCGATGAGCGTAAATAAACGTCGCCCACTAGGCAAGCAAGAAGATATTTTCCACCAAGCGTGGAGAAATCGAAAAGAAGCAAAAGAGTTGAAAAATAAATTTGCAAATATTAAACCTGATAAAATACTAAGAAAATGTTAAAAGGGAAAGCAAAAATTGATTTTGAGAAATGGATTAAGGTAAGAGGAAATGATTTTGTATCAATAGTTGAAGCATATCCACAAGAACTGATTGTAAAATTTGAACATTTAGACGAAAATTTACAAGCCGCCTTAATTATCGATTGGTTTGATTCGGTGGGTTACACGATAGACAGAGATTCATACGATAAAAAAATGATAATAACTGACTGGACGGATGGAAATGAAATAAGAACTTTTGTCGATTGTGATTATTTAAACCCTTTTTTAGAATGGTGGGAAGCTGCTATTATTAAAACAAACGAAATTTACAACCATATTAAAAAAACAACCATGATCCGATTTATAAAAATTACAGGCATTTACAACGACGACGAAGAGCAATGTTTTGCTTTTTTCGACACTACAACGGATAGATTCCTTGATTTTGACGGTGTTCAGGTTTTCGAAGATTTGAAAGACTTCAAAATAAATTACACTAAGAAATGTGGCTATGACTATTTTCGGTTGGTAGATTTAATTCCCGAAACATTTAACCCTTAAAAAAAATAAAAGAATGACGACATTTTTAACAGCAACCCTAATCATCTTTGCAGCATTCATTTTGTGGATATTGCAAGATACTATTACGGAACTATTAAGCGAAGGAAAATCCTTTGCCGTGAAAGAAACTAAATTTTATTAACATGGCAAGAAAAACAAAAAAAGAATTAGCCGAAGAATGGGCTAAAAAAAATAATACCTGCGGTGACAACCCTTGGTTTGACAAAGAAAACACCTATTATAATCTAATGGTAGATCAAATATTGAAGATGGCAAAGTATATAAATGATAACTTAAAAACTAAATCTTATTAGGATTTAAAATAAAACATTACTATATTTGTCACCTGCATTAGTGAATTTTCATAATTAATATTTTTTGGTTAGTGGTAGAAAGGCACCTCTTTTTTAAGGGGTGTTTTTTTTGTTTAATATTTTTTGTATCTTTGGGGCATGGCTAGACCGAGTGAATATAACTTTGATGTGTGTATTGAAATCTGCTCAGAGGTAGCAAATGGTTTCAATATCAAAACAGTCCTTAAAAGCAAGGACGAATACCCTACGTTTCAAACTTTCTGCAACTGGAAAAGAGCAAATCAAGAATTGTTTGACCTGTATGTAAAGACTATGCAGGACAAAGCTGAATCAGAAATGGAGGAGATAGATCATGTTTACGATATGCTTAAGGCTGGTGAAATCGAGCCAAGCGCAGCAAATGTTTTGATTCAGACCAAGAAATGGACTGCTTCGAAATATTACCCTAAAATGTTTGGAGACAAAACGGACATTACAAGCGGAGGTGAGAAAATTAACAATCAATCAATACCTTTAGTTTTATCGGATGGTAGGAGCTATGAGGATTTGAAGAACGAGCTTAAACCCGAATGACGTACGGAGTAACCGAAGTTTTTGTAAAGCACGATTACTATTCTGAATTAAGAATCAAAATTCTTAAAAAAGAAGGTGGTCGTTTTTTCGTTTGTGAAGATTTGGGCGACAGGCTAGAAGTAAGGGATGAAGTAATTAACACTAAAAAATTATACCCAATAGTAGAGAATTTCCTAACTTATAAACTTGACGATACTTTTTTTTATATTTATGAAGATGGAAAATATTCTCAATATAGATATAAGTATATTAAGCATGTAGGTAGCTCTCGTAGTTCAAAGAGCTGGAGCCTTGAAGAAAAAGCCACAAGAAAATGCGAAGAAATACCTACTACTAGGGTAACTATCTGGAGAGATACTAGGGAGTCTTTAGGTAATTCAGTTTGGAAAGATTTCCGTAAAATATTTGCGCTATCTGGAAGACCTTATAAATTCCCACGAAACACAGTACCTATTCATTTTGAAAATGGATCCATTATTGAACCACACGGAGACGACACGACAAACGCCCACGGTATAACGCAGGACGTAGCTTGGCTGAATGAGCCTTATAAAATGACCAAAGAGACGTTCGACCAAATTGACCAGAGAGCAAATCAAATTTGGATAGACATAAATCCATCGGGCAAACATTGGAGCGATGAACTAGATCATCATCCTAGGTGCAAAGTCATACATTCTACATTCATGCTTAATCCTTTTTGCCCTATTGAGCAAAAGAAAAAGATACTATCGTATGATCCAAGTAATCCCGTGAACATAGCTAACGACACGGCAGACGCTTACATGTGGAGCGTTTACGGCTTGGGCATGAAAGCAGAGAAACCAAATAGAATTTTTAAAGGTTGGAAAACCTTAACAAATGCCGATTTTGAAAAACTACCGTATCAGTCTTATTATGGCTTAGATTTCGGATTATCTGCACCGACTTCTTTAGTCGAAATGAAATTCGACGGTGACGAAAACTACTTTTTTAAAGAGGTTCTTTACAAGCCTCTTAACGACAATGTTATCAAAAAAATGGAAGGCATAAAAGGCAGTTTAACGGAGGAGTTTGAAAGGCTTGGAATACCAAAACATAAACAGATCATTTGTGATAGTGGAAATGAGCTGAACAAAGAGGAAAGCAGAAAATTAAAGAATGCCGGTTACAATGTTATTCAAGCAAAAAAGGGTAGTGGTTCTATTGCCGCTGGTATCGAAACCATGCAGAAGAGCAAAATACATTATACTAAAGAATCTATCAACATAGAAAATGAGTACGAAAACTATTGTTGGAAAATATGGCAAGGGATTCAAATGGACGTGCCAGAGGAAAACGGAGACGATCACGCATTAGATGCAATGAAGTATGTGATTTCTTGGTTTGTGAAAGTTTTTAGACTATCTTAGTAAAAAAAAAATATGAAAGAATCTGATAAAATATTTCAAGTAAAAACAGTTGGAAAAACACAAGAAAGAGCCTTGCATTCACTTGTTTGTGTAAACGATAATAGCGAAAACTTACAGCAAGTTATTTCAAGGTTAAAATAAAAATATGACGATTTTAAAGTTATAAGTTAAAAATTACTATATTTGCCTAATTAACAATATTGTGAAATATCGATTTTATGGGGTTATTAGATTTTTGGAAAAGTAATAAGGTGTTCGTCGAGCGTGACCGCAACGGCAATTTCGCCTATTCTTTTTTAGACCAAGACGGTTTCAAAAACTCAGAGAAGTATTTAGATATTTCCCTAAGTAATCCAGTGATTATAGCCATTATTGCTCTTCGCTCTAAGATTTTCTCACAGATGAAAATCACCCATTTAAACGCTTCGGGTAAACCTATCGAAAATAGCGAGATAATAAAACTACTAAAACAGCCTAACTACTTTCAATCTCAAGAAGATTTTTTATTCCAGTTAATGTGGTTTATGTCAGCCGTTGGCACTAACATCACGTACAAGGTTCAAGGCTCGCAATCAATAAATTCAATTTACAATTTAGTACCTAGCGAAATCGACTTTAACGATACTCACAAGGTTAAGTCATTTCTATACACTAAAGCAGAGCAGAAAGCGCACGAAGAGCAAACTATAAAGTATAAGCTAGATAATCAAGAGTATAAGCTAAAAATTAAAGACTTGACTTTTGTCTTTGATTTAGCCAATGGCTTGTGTAAGAACTCGTTTACATCAGCACCAAGTAGATTAAAAGGTATTTCTAAGACTATTGAGAACATAGAAGAAAATTTACTATCTAAAAATGTAAATCTTAAAATGTCTCAAAAGTATTTGATGGCTTCTCAAAGTGATGGGAACGAGGTTCAAATACAAGATAGCGACAGACAAGATATATTCTCAAAGATTTCCAAAAAGTCATTACTTATAACTAATGCCAATATCAAGGCGCAACACCTTGTTAGCGATATGAAGCGTTTATACTTGGATGAGCAGTTAAGTAATGATGCTTTGACCTGCTTAAATGCGTTTGAGATGTCTAAGGACATCCTAACATACTTTAGTACTAATGGAGGATTAAGTGTTAGCGACAAAGAGCAGGCGATGATAAACTACATTCAAAATTCTATCCAATCTGATGCAAATAACGTGATGAATAGCTTTGCTAGCTCGTTTGGGTTGATAGATAAAGGAGAGAGCTTAGTAGCTTCTTATAATCATTTGCCAGTTATGCAACTAGTGATGAAGGCAAAGATTGATACGCTAAAAGCTTTTCAAGAAACATTGATTTACGAAGCACCAGAAGAACAAAGAAGATTAAGTAATGATTTTAAAATAATTTTAGGGTTATGAAAGAAGTAAAGAAGCCACAGCTTACCCAAGCGCAAATTGATAAGTTGAAAGCAGATAAAGAAAAACAATTGCAAAACCTTATAAAAAAATGATTGTAGTTAAAGAATTTCCAGAAAGAACTTTTGCAAATAAAGAAGAATTGTTTTCTGCATTAAGAGAAAATAAATCAACGCTTATTGCTCAAAAGAAAATGATTACAAAAGAATCTGATTCTTTAATTCATTATGTTGAGGCGGAAGAGAAGAATTTAGAAGCAAACAAAGCCGACAATTATCAAGATATTGACATTTCTAAAATAAAAGCCAAATTAGTAATAAATACCACAAACATAATGGATAGTCATTCCGACGTTCATTTAAAAGGGATTTGGACGAAATCGGCAAAAGAGCAAAAAAACGTAATGCTTTTGCAGGAACATCAAATGAAATTCAACTCAATAATTTCTAGTGAAGTAAATACAAGTGTAAAAACTATGTCTTGGAAATCATTAGGTTTTGATTTTGAAGGAAATACAGAAGCATTAATTTTTGATACTGAAATATCAAAAGAGCGTAATTCTTTTATGTTTGAACAATATTATAAAGGCTACGTTAAAGAGCATTCAGTAGGTATGAGATACGTTAAATTAGATTTAGCCATAAATTCAAAAAACGAATTTGACAAAAAAGAAAAAGAAATTTGGGACAAATACATTGACGAAATTGTAAATAAAGAAGTAGCGGAAGCACAGGGGTACTTTTGGGCAGTTACAGAAGCTAAAATAGTAGAAGGTTCAGCAGTTGTAAAAGGCTCTAATTTTGCTACTCCAACAATATCAATCGAAGCCGTTAAAGAAGACACTCCGATAGAAACAAAAGAAGAGCCGACAAGCGAAGTCACTCAAAGGATGCTAAAAGAGTTATTAAATAAATTCAATTAAAAAAAACAATGGAAGAAATTATTAAAGATTTAGGTCAGAAAATTGACGCAATGAAAAATGAAACAGTTTCTAAAGCCGAGCTTATTGAAGTACTTTCAAAAGTAAAAGCGTTGGAAACACAAGGGGAAGACGTGTCTCAAATGAAATCCGATATGGAACAAGTAACATTGAGGGTTTTAGGGCTTGAAACAAAAGGAGAAACCGACAATATTCCTGAATCATTAGGTACTTTGCTTAAAGAAAAAAGCGATGAGTTAAAAGCAATGAAAGAGAAGTCTGGCGCATCTGTTCAGATTACTTTAAAAGCTGCTGGAACAATGGCTTTGACAACAAACACAACAGGTCAAATCCCACAAGCAGAAAGAGAGCAAGGAATTACAAGAGTTGTAAGGCGTAACCCGTTTATCTTAGAGTTGGTAAATGTTGGTACTATTATGTCAAACGTTTGGGAATGGGTTGAGCAAAAAAATCCTGACGGAGGCGCTGGAATGACTGCAGAGGCTGCCGCAAAATCACAAGCGGACTTTGATTTAGTAGTTGCTTCTGCTAACGTTAAAAAAGTAACTGCTTACATCAAAGTTACTAAAGAAATGTTAGACGACGTAGCGTTAATGCGTTCAGAAATCGACCAAGAATTAACCGAGTTAATCAACTTGAAAATTGATGAGCAATTATTGAACGGAACAGGATTAACTGTTAACTTAGTAGGAATCAACACTAATGCTACTGCTTGGGCTGCTGGAGCATTTGCTTTAGCTATTCCAACGCCTAACGTTTTTGATGTGCTTAGAACGGCTGTAAACCAAGTTCGTGTTAACTTGTTTGAGCCTACTTATATCGTTATGCACCCAACGGATGTTACCAAAATGGATTTAGCAAAAGGATCCGACGGTCATTATGTGTTACCTCCTTTCGCTTCAAACGATGGCACTCAAGTAAGCGGTATTCGTGTAGTTGCTAATACAGGGGTAGCAATTGACAACTTCTTAGTTGGTGACTTCTCTAAAGCAGGCGTTCGTTTCAAAGAAGGATTGACTATCAATGTAGGTTACGAAAATGATGACTTTACTAAAAACTTAGTAACTATATTGGCTGAGGCTAGATTGGTGCAAAGAGTAAAATCAAATCATTACGGAGCATTTGTAAAAGGCGTTATTTCAACTTCTATTACTGCTTTAACTAAACCATAATTAAATGGAAGTTAGACTATTAAAAGATTGGGCGGGTTATAAAAAATCCGCCTTAATCCAAATAGAAGATAAAGACGTTTTAACGAAAGGGCTTGAAATCAAACTTTTTGAAGAGCTAAAAGAAAAAACTAAAAAAGATGCAAATAGTAAATAAATCATATTTCAATAAGCAAAATTATCTACACATACCGTTAGCGGTATCAAATCCTTCGAGCGTGCCAAACAACGCAACTGAGATAGATTATCTTTGCGAAAAATTGGAACGTGAGATATTACTAAACGCCCTTGGTTTAAGTCTTTACAACGAAATTAAAGCGATTACAGACATCAACACGGCAGCAGAAAAGTTTAAGAAACTGATCCAAGGTGACGAATACGATGGTAAAATATGGCTAGGGCTTGATAATGATGATTCATTGATAGCAAACTACATTTACCAAGAATTTGTGACCCAAACAGATATTAGACTTTCGGCAACTGGAGCGAAAAAAGTAAATCCTGAAAACGCAACGAATCAAACACCTCGTTATTTAATAGCGGCTGCTCATCAGAATTTCATCAAGCAATACCAAGGCGAATATTTAATCGAGCCTATTGTAATTGATAATTTTATTGATTGGTATGGGCGTGATTGTGTCGAAAAAAGCTTATATGGGTATTTGATGGACAAGCAAGCCGATTTTTCAAATTGGAAACCTGAGTATTTCAAAATTTACGAAACCAAAAACAGCTTTGGAATATGATTGTTTTCGAGGAAAAATTGAGAGAATTAATAGGCTTAATGCCTGATTTGAATGGTACTTACCCTATTCGATACGACTGGGGGACGGTTGATGTCCTGAATAAATACTTGACGCTTCCAGAGACTGTTTCAAAGTATCCTTTAATTTGGCTAGTAACCGACAGCACTAAGCGTGATTTGTTAAAATCTAAAGTATCTAGAACCACGAGACTTGTAATAGCTACAATGTCAAATGATGTAGATGGTTTTAATTTTCAGCAATATCAAACTGATTATAAGTATATTCTTCTGCCTACTTACGAGAATTTAATAAAATTACTTAATAGTAGCGGTGTTTCTAAGATAATTGGCAACTCTATTGTTGAAGAAATGAAGCCGAACTACAGTTTTAGAGATAATGGTAAAGGTTTGATAGACGTTTGGAATGCTCTGGTTATTGATTTGGATATTGAGCTTACAGAAGGGTGTATTAACCAAGTAAAATTCACAATATGAGTGAAAAAAAGAAAAAAGAACAGACTTTCAAAGTCGTTAAGAAAATAACGATTGACAAAGTTTACTTAGCGGGGCAAGGTGTTACGCTATCGGACGAAAAAACAATTAAAAATTTAAAAAACTTAAATTACATAAAATGACATTAGAAGAACAAATCAACTCAATTAACTGCTCTGGAAGCGGTGTAAAAGGTACTGGTTTAGCGGGTTGCAGAATAGATATGAAGCTCATTAGAGCTTGCGGTTTGCTTCAAAAAGGCTATGTTTTAACCGAGTTTATTGATAAAGAATACTTGGAGAGCCTTATTAAAGATGGTATTCTTATTATGCTTCAAGGTGTGGTCACATTCGAAGATGCTACAGCAGATGATAACATCATCACAAGAGCAGGCACAGGGATCAAAGTTGTTGCTGGGAAAAATCCTTACGAAAAAGTAATGACCTTTGACAATGGTATCAATTTCCACACAGCATTAAAAACGCTTTCTGGTTATGAAGATTACGATATCGTATTTTGGGACATCGACAATACAATGTGGATGACTCAAACAAAATCAGGGCAACCAAAAGGCTTCACCCTTGGTATGTTTGAAAATGGGAAGTATACAAATGCTAACGGTGTTGACTCAGCAAGCCAAAGCGTTATGTTCCAGATGATTGAACGCTATGAGTTTGACGATTTAATTACTTGGGTGACAAATGATAACTTAGACTTCTACTACACCGAGTTGAAAGGTGTCAATGAAACTATTGTGACAGTGTCGCCTATTGCTCCAGCAGCTACAACGATTAGCACATCGGTTTATTTGTTAGACAAAACCCATCCAGTAGAGGGCTTGCTTGTGGCTGATTTTGCAGTTACAAAAGATGGCGTGGCTATTACTCCAAGTGCGGTGACGTATAGCGCAACCACTAAGAAGTATTCGTTAACCGTTCCTGCAACCGTTGCGGCTCAGGTTTACACGGTTTCTTTGAAAAATACAGTTAAAACATTGGCAGGGGTATTTTACAAGTCAAATACAGATAGTGTAGTTGTAGCGTAATTATTAAAGGATTTAGTTATTAAAAGCCGTTGCGTTAAGTAACGGCTTTTTTTGTATATTTGACAAAAAAAGTATGAAAAAAGTTTTTTTTGAAATAGGAGGACATAAAATGGTTATGGAAGTAAATTCAAATACGGATGCCGAGGCAAAAGAAATTGTGAAAAACAAAATTATATTTCACAAAATAGCAGAAAAAAAAGATGAAGATATTGAAAATATTTTAAAAAATATTTTATCTGTTATAAAATGACAACTATTCGTGACTATATGGACAAATGCGATTTGGTCATTAACAACTTAGTTAATGAGCAGAAAAAAGTTGTCATGCGTAATAAGCAGAAAATAATCACGCTAAACAAGATGCAGTTCATTGACGGATTTGGGAGCGATGACCGAGTTTTAAAAAATCAAAATCCCGTTTTTTCTGGAAAATACAGAACAGGAGATAAGCGAGGTCAAAAGTATGATTTTTTCGAAACGGGTGTTTTTTACCGTGGTTTAAACATCAAGTTCGACGGTAATGAAAGCTTTGATATTTTTTCAACGGGCATAGATACTACTCCTGATAAATACGACTTCTTTAAAGGGTATTTTAATCTTTTTGGATTAGACACGGAAAGCAGAAGAATTTTAAACTACGAAATAATCAAGCCTGAATTAATTACTTACATAAAAAAATATTTATGATTTTTCAAAAAATAAAATATTACGATAACATTGAGATATTGCCCCTTTACAACTTTGACAAATATCGAAGCACAAAGGATTTAAATTGGTTTATTGTTGGGTATGACGGGAGGCAAAAAAAGCTAAACAACGAAAAGTTAAAAGAAATAGAAACATCAATTATCGACCAATATTTTAAAGAAATTGACGATGCTACTTTTTTATCAAGACTAAAAAAGTGGGGCGAGATTGATATTTTAAAATCAAAATATGTAGTTGTTAAGTCTTTGGTTTCAACAATGTTGGCTTTAATATCATCTAACAATGAAGATATGGAGCTAAGATTGAATCTCATAAAATCATTAAAAAAACACGGCTATTCTATACCAGAAATAAACACTATTGAAGGAGATATAGAGAGTTTAATGATTATTGATTCGGGAGTTGAAGGCATAAAAACTCAAATACACCTGATTGAAAAAGAGCTTGTAATTACCGAAAAAAAGAAGGCTTCACTACATAGTCAGCTTAGACTGCTTGAAATAGGGTTAGGCTATAATTACAGATTAAACGAGAAACAAATTACCGTGTCGGAGTGGGTAGCTGAATGCAAATTGTTAGAAGAAAAGAACGCACAAAACAACAATGTTAAAAAATAAACGATGAGTAATACTGTTGATGTTATATTTGCTCAGGAAGCCATTGCTTCCATAAAAAAAGCAAAAGACGAATTAGCTTTGGCGGCTGCCGAAATTCTTAAGATTTCGCAAAACGTAACGACGCTGAATAATAATTTTAGAAACCTACATGTACCAAGTGACTTGACGGCTCTTAATGCTGCTAACGCTCAGTTAACGGCACAAATGCAAGCGCAAGCTGCCGCTTTGGCTACTTTGCAAAATCAGTACAATCAACTATCGCAGAGTAGAAATAGAAACAATAGCCAATCGGCAGAAGAAGCGGTAAACCAGAGGTTGCTAAATAGAAATGCACGAGAGGCAGCCACAATAACCTCTGCTTTGGCGGGTAATTACGGCAGACTAAATGCAGAGCATCAAAGAGCTTCGAGAAACTTACAAGATTTAATAGTAAGAGGAAGGCTTTCGACTCAAACCCAAAGAGAGTATAACCGTGAACTGCAAAACGCTAGAAGGGACTTTGAACAACTTGACAGGAGGATAAGGGCTGCTGATTCCGCAGTAGGCAGGTTTAATAGGAGCGTAGGTAATTACCCTATAAATGCCGCAAAAGGAATAAAAGAATTAATTCAAGCCTTTGGGGTTACTGGAGGAGTAGTTGGAGTTATTGCGCTAGGAAAAGGCTTGTTTGAAACAACTAAAGAGCTGATGTCTTTGGACGGGGCAATGAAACTGGTTACTAAAACAAGTGATAATTTCGCAAATCAGCAAGTTTTTTTGAAAAGAATATCAGAGGCTTATGGCGTGGAAATATCGGCTTTAACAAAACAATTTACTCAATTTTATGTTTCGGCTAGTGATAAAATTTCAGCCACCGAAATACAGAATATATTTGAAAGTGTCGCTAAATCATCAGCTAAAATGGGCTTATCTGTTGAAAGTCAAGATAGAGCATTTTTAGCCCTCAATCAAATGATGTCTAAAGGCTCTGTAACTGCTGAGGAGCTAAAAGGACAGCTGGGAGAGGCATTGCCCGGGGCTTTTGGTATAATGGCTAGAGCCATAGGTGTCACCGAGAAAGAGCTAGGAAAGTTGATGAAAGAAGGAGACGTTGCAGCCTCAAAGGTGTTGCCTTTGTTCGCCAAGGAGCTAGAAAAAACTTATGGCGTTGAGAATGTTAAGCGGGTGGATAATTTATCCGCTGCTCAAACTAGATTTTCAAACGCTTGGAAAAACTTTGTAAGAAGTTTAGACGCAGACGGAAACAAATTAAGCAAATTCTTTTCAAAAATACTAAACATCACTAGCGATTTGATAAAAGGAGTCGAAATTATGTCTCAATCTTCGGAAGAAAGAAGACTTAATATTTTAAAAGGGTTGCGGGACAAAGGCTATTCTGAAACATTAGAATATTATAAAAACAACAAGGAAGCTACCGAGGAGGACATGAGACTGCATAGGCAGTATACTATCCAAAAAGTAGATGAATTTAATAAAGAAAAGAAGCTTATAATAGGAAGAATTAATATGTTCAAGACCGTGTACGGGGATAGAGAATTTATAAAGGCAATTAAAGGGGGTGATGTTGAAGGTAACAGAGCCAAGGCAGAGGCAGAATATAGAGCTGATTTAGAAAGACTAAAAAATATAAGTCAAGTCTCTCAAAAATACGCTGGCGAAGTTGGGGCTTTAAATCAACTATTGCAAAAAAAACCAACAAATACAGGAGAAGAAGAATTAACCAAGGAGCAAGAAAAAGCATTAGAGGAGCGCTTAAAAAGCCTTTACGAGTATAATAAGGCGGTTTTAGAACTAGAAATAGCGAAAAACACAGCTCTAGTAAACAATGAAGATTCTTACTACACGGATAGATTAACGGCTTTGGATAAGTTATTGGTAAGTCAGTCAAAACTAACAAAATTAAACTTTGATGAAGAAATAAGGCTAGCCAAGGAAAATGATTTAAAGAAGAAAACAGCCTTAGAAAAATTCAACAAAGATGCTTTTTTGATTAGGGAGGAGTATTTAAAAAAACAAGCGGATTTAGAAAAATTAGATTTAAACCAAATAACAACATTCGCAAAGGGCAAAGATTCTGATCCTTTGAAAGACTTAGCCGAAAGCGGAAAAGAGGCGACGAAAGAGCTTGAAAACACAGCGGAAGCAGTCGAAAAAGCTAGAAAACAACTTTTGGAACTAAAGAAAACTACGGATGAATGGCTTGGGTCGTTTAGTAAGGATTTCTTAGATAGTAGCGGATTTGGCACTCTTTCTGATTATTTGGATGGGACATTTAAGAAATTAATAGAAGGTGCGGAAACTGTAGAAGAAAAATTCGCCGTTACTTTCAATGCAATTGCTGAAACCGCACAAGAAGCATTCAATTTTATCTCCAACGCTTCACAAGCTAATTTCGACGCAGAATATTCGAGACTAGAAAGTCAAAAAGAAAACGCTCTTAAATTTGCTGGAGAAGGTACGGCAGCAAGAAAAAAGATAGAAGATGACTATGAGAAAAAGAAAAAAGAAGTAGCGAACAGAGAAAATAAAGCAAAGCAAAAACAAGCGATATTCAATATCGCCATAGATACAGCTCAGGCGGTTGTTGCTTCATTTATCAAAGACCCAACAGGAATAACGGCTGCAATTATCGCAGCTTTAGGAGCTGCACAAATAGGGGTAGTTGCTGCTCAAAAAATACCACAGTATTTTGATGGAGGTATTCACGGAGGAGGTTTAGCGATGATTAACGACTCAGGAAGTTCGAACTATGTTGAAACCGTTGTTACGCCTGATGGTAAGATTCAGCAATTTAAAGGGCGTGATGTCGTAACTGATTTACCAAAAGGTACTGAGATTTTCACTCCTGAACAATGGCAGCAAAAAGAGCTTGAACATATGATTAATAGCCGTGGTGTAATGTTAAACAATCAAGTTAGTCAAGGAATGACAGAGGAGCAACTAGACAGGGTAATGTCGAAGCATTTTAGCAAGATACAAGTAAGCAAAACAGTTTACGACAAAAAAGGGTTTAGCTCTTACGTAGAATATCAGGGCAACAAAACAATCAGAAATGCTAACCGTGCGTCAGGCACAGGATTTAATGTATAAGTTATGAGATTCTTTTTAAATTTTCTATCAGACAATTACGGACGAAAATTAATCGACGAACCGATAAGATTTTCCGATGTCGATTTTAACATTAAGCAACGCTCTGGAGGCATGGCTCGTGATGTTGCTCTGAATGGAGATAAGATTGATTTTGAGTTTACCTACATGCGAAATCATGAGATTAAGCAGCTTCTGTATTATTTCAATCGATTTGGATTTGAGGCGAAATGTAACCTTGAAATAGAAATAGACGCAAACAACACTTACATTTGTGAGCTTGATTTTGCAAATGCTCAAACTGACGACTATCAAGGTATCAAGTTAAAAGGGCTTCCATTGTCTGATTATCAGGTTTTAAAAAGAAGAAAATCGGTAAAGGTTGATTTGTTTAGCGATAAAAATGCGGACGGAGACTACATTTCTCCGTTAGCGCCTGAGAACATATTAATGTTAGCAACCCCTTTAGTTCAAAAATCAAAATGGGAGCAAACAACAGACTATAACGAAAATTTAGACGCTAAAGGAAGCGACAATCCAACGGGCGACGACTGCACCAACTGGTATTTCGTCAACCCGTGCCAGTCATTAGTCGAGCAAGGAATCGAAGATAGCTCTTCTTTTTTTGTGGCAAGTGAAAAAACGCAAAACAGAAATAGCCCCGCTACGATTTCTCAGTTTTATATTGTAAAGGCAAAAGATAACCTTAAAAATATAAACATTAATATAAAAGGATTGGATTTGAATCTGACAACCGACACAGACAACGGAGGGAGCGGATATGTATCTATGTCACTTCTTGTAAAATATGGTGCAGATTTAGCCACAGCCACGGAAATAAACTTGCTTAATGCGTATGTCGAAGAGAATAGATCATTTTCTCATGTTGGAGATTTTGTAGCTACTATTCCAGAGATCAAGCGTGATGATAGTGTTTGGGTGTTCTTTCAATTTAAAGTTAGACAGTCAAAAACAAATGTTGTTGGAGATCCTCGTTTTGAATGCTTCACGGAAATCAAAAGCGGCTTAACGATAGAAGCTACTGCGGAAAGTACTTCTTACAACTCAATATGTTCATCTTTCGGGCTTTACGATGTATGCTCTCAAATAGTTAAGTCAATTTCTGGAATGGAAATAGTTGCGCCAAGATTTCAGGCAGGAGGTGACTTATACGGAAATAGACTGCTAAACGGAAACCTTTTGCGATCAATAAAAGACAAGCCTTTTAATATCAGCCTTGAAGATTTAGAAAAATCATTTCCAGAAATAAAATTCGACTACCAAATAATGCCAAATGGAAAAGTTTTTTTCGGTGGCGAAACAGACTTCTATACAAATGTAGAAATGGCGGTGTTTCCAAACACGCAATTTGACGAAATGACCAAAGAATTTAATCCATTGTACATGGTCAATGAATTTTCTTTTGCTTATAAGAATTACCAGTCTTTAAAAGAAAACACCGTGGCAGGTTCAGCTGATACTATACACGGTGAAAGTCGTTATGTGTTTAATAATAAAAAAGTAGAAAATAAAAAGGTAGTCGAGGTTAACTGGACAAGAGATACACTATTAATTGAAACTCAAAGAAAGCAAGGTTTGTTAATTTCTGAAAATACCACTACTCAGGACGACGACGGAATATTCATCCTAGACACTATCGCCACAACAAATGACCAAACATTTACAGAAGTTACGGAGCTATCACACACATATCAAGCGGCTACAGAAAAGCTGATACTAAGAACAGATGGCGTTATTAATTTTACACTTCTTGGTTTTCAAGCAAACAGTGTTTTTAAAATTTTGGCACCAGACAATAACGCAGGAGACTACACAGTAAATCAAATTGACCCTAGTCAAATAACACTAACAAGAATTTCAGGTGGCGCAATAGGAAGTTCTAACGATGGTATCAGAAGCACTCGTTATCAATATACTATTGATGACGCTTATATTCCCCACACAAACAGAACCATCCAAGGTTTTGACGGAGTGCCGTTTAATTTAAACGCTGGCGACAAATACTCAAATCTAAACTATTCTATAGGTTGGAATATCAGAAGATTTTGGAATAGTTATTTGGCAACTTGCAATATTTTTTGGAAAGACATCACAATAAAAAACACTTGGTACAAAAACAATGGAGAATGCACAACAAGTATAAATGGTGTTATTGTTAAAGAAAAAGATGATTTATTGCCAAACAACCCTATTGTAACCCCTTTTATGTATAGCGATGTTGTATTTAAACACGTTGATTTCCTTGACTTTGTAAATTTACAAAATTCGATTAGAACGCAATGCGGGTTTGTAAGGTTTATCGACAACAATAGAAAAGTAGTTAAACTCTACCCTACTGAGGTTGAATATTCATTGCTAGAGAAAAAGCTAAGTATCAAGGGGGAAGAGAAGTACGAGCCTACGACCATGCTTATAGTCACTGAGCAAAACTACATTTTAATCAACAACGAAACTAGGGTAGATTCAATTATTTACGAAATAAAAAACGAGAAACTTTACGTGTTTGACTCGACAAGACAGCTACTTTACAACGGAGTTTATTGGCATGAGGTCAGCGTAAACGGGGCTTTTGCAGACACTCAAAATAAATTAAAAGAATGGATGGATTTGATGATTTAATGTTTAAAACCGTTACATTAATTTTGTAACGGTTTTTTTGTATATTTGTTTAAAAATTAAAAATATGGCAAATGTAATATACAACTCTTTCAAAAGGGATGTTTTTTTAGGAAGTGTCGATTTGTTAAACGACACTGTAAAATTAATGCTAGTTACTTCTGCATACGTGCCAAACATTGACACACACGCCAAAAGAAGCGACATTACTAATGAGGTAGTAGGGACTGGATACACGGCAGGTGGAGTGACATTGGCAAACAAAACGGTAACAGTAAACAATACTACAGATAGAAGTGTGTTCGATGCTGACGATGTTACGATACCAGACGCCACAATTACTGCGAGAGGGGCGGTTTTGTACAAATCAAGAGGAGGCGCAGCAACAGCGGATGAGTTAATTGGATATTTAGATTTTTTGGTAGACAAGACCTCGGGGGGAGGAAACTTTGATATAACATTCGATGCGGCAGGAATCTTAACAAACTCTTAAAATGGCAATCACAACAGTTGACGGGGTAGTAAGTGCCTTAGGAGGTAGTTTTACCCAATTCATTATAGATAAAGCCTCCGTAGCTAACCAGACAGCAGGGCGCATGGTTTCATTATGGCGTGCATCTGCTGGTATTCCAGCACAAGCGGCAATACCGACGGCAGCAGTACAGCTGAGTAATGGAGCAGTAGGGTCTATCGCTTTTACAAGCCAAGTATTGCCCGCCAAAGCTTATTTAGGATTTGCAGATTATTCAAATTCAGTCGCTGGGAATTCTCTTGTTTTTTGCGATAGAATCGCTAATATGGGTGGATTAGATTTTAATATTACAACCGCACAAACCACTAATTTGCCTATTAATTTAGGAACTTTGGGCGTTGTTTCCGAAAGGATAGGTGCTGCTAATTATAGCGATATACAATGGTATTTAGAGGTATATACCGATGGAGGAGCTACAGCTTCGAATGCAACTATCGGGGTTATTTATGATGACAATCTATCTGGGAATCTAAATGTAGTCGCAGTTGGAGGGACATTAAGAGCGGGGCAATGCATCGCCTTAAATCCTTTTAAAGTGATTAATGGAAGATACATAAAGGCTGTAACTAGCGTTCAATTGTCTGCCGCCACGGGTACGGTTGGTAATTTTGGAATTACAGCCGTTAGAGAGCTGGCAAGTTGCAGTAATGACGTAGCTTCTAAGCGTGAGAATTTCGATTGGGCGAAATTAGGACTGCCAACTATCCCCTCAGGGGCGTGCGTTTTTCCCATGGTTTACCCAGTATCAACAAGCTCAGGTATAGTGAAATCTATAGGCAAAATAGTTTATGGCTAGTTACACGCAAGTTGTAAAAAGATATTGTGGAGGCGATGCTATTTGGACGAACAAAAGCAACGCCTCTAATATTATTAGCGACGACTTTTTTGGTATAATCAACGCCTCTGCTGCTGTTTCTGAATTAAATTTAACCGCTCTGTTGAATGTGGTTCAATGCAAAAGCGGTTCATCAGTGACAGTTGGTGTGATTGATTCTAATTTATCGGTAATCGACGCAACAGCAAATGGGAGTTCAGCAGTATTGGTAAGTGTAATCGATTCTTATTTTTCACTAAATACGGCAACAGTAAAAGGAGGTGCCTATAATGCGGTAAATACAATCGATTCGACTCTATTGCTTAACGAATCGACCGCAAAAGGAGGCACGACGATATCAGCAAGTGTTCTTGGGTCAAATTTATATGTAAATAATGTTTTCGCAAAAGGAGGCGCATTTATACAAAATAATACATTAAATAGTATTTTAACTATAAATCCAGCCACAGCCACAGGGGGGATAATTTCAGGTGCTGTTGTCGAGGTTTTGCAGTTAAATATTAGTCTAAATCAAGTTGTATTTTTGGCAGAAGATGGGCAATATGAAATCTTAGAATTAAAATCAAAAATAACAAATTTTCAATCATGGGGAAGTTATACAAAGGTCAAACTAATCTTAAAATCACAGCTGAGGTAGGCGATGATTTAACAGGTTTTTCTTATGCTAAGTTAATATTTAGAAGCCCGAGAAATATCGACAAAATAGCGGAATCAACCACTATAAAAGATGCTGCTAACGGGATATTGGAATTTATAGCCAATGATCCGTCTTTTTTTAACGAATCAGGTAGGTGGATAGGATGGGCTAGATGTATAAATGCACAGGGATTAATATCAATTGGTGAGCCTAATGCGTTTTTTATTTATGAAGAAGGAAATTAATTTGTATATTTGCCTAGCTAACGATGTGAATCAGGGGGCGAAATAATGGTAGAACCGATAATAAACATATACAGGAGTAAAGAAGAGGCGTTTTATTTTGAAAACTCCCCAATAAACACGCAATATATTTTCAAAGGAGTTCAATTATTGCCAAATAATCCATTAAAATACGTTCAAATTACCAACACTCCCAACGGCATAAATTTAGAAGATTGGACTGTTTTTGTCGTTGATTGCAAAGGAAATAAAACCAATATTACTTCAAGTTTTTTGGTTGAGTCGCTTACAAATTCAGACAACGGAAATCCCCAGTTTTATTGGTCTTTAAAAAATATCCCCCATGATTTTGGTTGGAAAATGGTTTACTTAGAAATCAATCAAGCTGTTGGAGAGACCTTTTACAGCACGCCATTCATGATTACTAACATAGACAGCGCAAGAACTACACAATTTCACTACAAAGACTATAGAGACGATGTTTATCAATCTATCGGCTTAATGTCGTGGTTCTTGGAAAACACAAAGCAAACAGAGCTTACAACATCTTATGAGTTAAGCACTAGAAGTACAGTAGCTACAGCTTTAAAGGTGTCTAAATTAAAAAGATATAGAACCGAGCCGATGCCTAAAGATTTAATCATTTTGCTTACGGACATCTTAGAAAGTCCTATAGTTTACATTAATTTGCTCAGATCATCGCTTTTCGAAGCGGTGGATATTGCGGATAAAACAGCACAAGAGAATTTTGCATCAATAGATTTTACGATTTCGCCAAATAAAAATGATTCATTTTTAGGGCTTGCAGATTATAACGGATTTGATTACGGACAACTAGATTATCAGACTATATGAAAAAATTAATATTACTTTTTGTTTTGTTTTGTGGCACAATTTCGGGACAAACCACTTACAATGATGTTTCGAATTTAATAAATTCGAATTTAGCCTCTGGAATAAAAATACAGGCAAACAAGCATCGTGAAGTAGAGCATGCCTTGTTGAATTTTGCCAATCAAAATAGTTCTCAGCAATTTGACATAAAAGCAATTTACGTAAATTCAACCTATTTAGGTGAAAATTTCGAAGCGAACGGATTAGGAAAAAATTTGCGTGCAGGCTGGGCGATTTGTAACGGAAATAATGGAACTCCAAACATGGGAGGACGTTCAATAGTAGCTTATGGTGGAGATTTTACCACCCTTAACGCTATTGGAGGTTCTAAAGACGCTATTTTGGTAGCTCACGATCATAAAGCGGTTTCGTCAGTTAATCCAAGTGGGGAATTTTCTTCTACAAATAAGCGTTTGGCAGCGTACAGAATTAACGGAGGAAACACAGAATATGGCTTACAAGGCACAGCAACAGTGCCAAATACAGGAGTAACTACCGCAGAAGGTGAATCTGGAGCAAACAAAAACATGCATCCGTACATTGTACTAGTATATATAATGAAATTATGAGTAACAGTTTAATAATAACAAAACAGCCAAGCGGAGTATTTTCGCTACAGTTAAACGGAGAAGATGTAGTTAGAAGTGAGCAAAACAGACTTACAATGGTAGGTAACTACTGCCATTTTAAAACCGCAAACGGGGCAAATGTAGTAAAAGAGCAGATGCTGCTGTTTTCAGAAATCACTTTGATTACAACTATCACGGAAACGTTCACAAGTATAGATCAGTTATGGCAAAGGCTTATTGATGTTGGTTTCTTTGGCACTCTTGGCAGCGGTGGCGGTGGCGGAGGTGCTGATAAGTTTACCGAGCTAACCGATACTTTTCCTAGTTATCTAGGGCGTGACAATCAAGCATTAATCATAAACGAAAGCCAACAACGAATAGAGAGTGTGCCTTTTTATAATGTTCAGAACTTCACCCAGCTAGCAGACACTCCAAGTACGTTGTTGGCGAATAAAATGATTACAACTAATGACAGCGGCACGGCTCTTGTCATGTCTGACATTCCTTCACTACCAGAGCCATCTTTAGCAAGTGTTGGTACATTCGATTATGCGGATTTAGCTACGCAAACAACACCTTTGTCGTTTGTAACTAATGTGCCAAAGAAACTAACAAACGACGGATTAGGAGCAACAAGCAACAGTGCCTTTCCTCCATATGGCGTTACGTCGCTTTGGAATTCTATCGATAACTCTTGCGGCTTTTCTCAACTGAGCAATGGAGACGACACAGGCATAAGAATAGATATAACAGTGACTACTACATCGGCAAACCAGATAGTGAGAGGTTATTTAAAGCTAGGCGTAGGCACGGCTTCTGAGTATGATTTACAATTTTTTTCTGAAAATATAAAGACAGCAGGAACAAATAACTTAACTTTTTTCACAAAAGTGTACATTGGCTCGGATGAAATCAGGAATGCACCTGCTGATTTCTATTTAGTCAGCGACGGCAATGGAAGTGTAAAAATAAACGGCTGGTACTTTTCAGTTACAAGAAGAAGCGTCAATATAGTTTCAGTAGAAAATTCAGGCACTACTTGGGGCAGTATAACGGGGAGTTTATCAAGCCAAACTGACTTACAAAGCTCACTAAACAGCATAGAAGACCTTGCTAAAAGCAAATTAAACGAGCTATATGAGATCAATGGCTATGTTGCTCAAAATGCACCGACGTCATTATCTAGCACTAGTTACGAGAGTTTTCCTCTGATGGTTAGAGGACAATCTAATAAGATATTTCTTTTTTATCGACAGGGTGCGGATCACGCTACGAGCAAAGGCGTAATTAGAATGCGCACTTCAAACGATGGTGGTGGCACGTGGTCGTCTGATGGCATCATTGCTTCTGACACTATCTATGATTGCAGGAATGTAAGCGGTGGCGTTACTCCAACAGGTAGAATAGTGTTATTTTACATGCGCTACAATTTTACAGCATCTACTAGTTTCGACCAAGGTTTTATTTACTCGGACGATGACGGTAGCACATGGAGTAATTACCAAACCATACCAAGCGGCACGCATACTTTTTTTAGCCCATACGGAGAAATGATTTCTATAGGAAATAATAAGCTAATGTTGTGCTGGTATGGTGAGACTCCAGCAACACCCACTTACAGCACTTACATAATAACATCTTCAGATAACGGCTTAACTTGGTCAAGTGCTATAGCCGTACTTACTTCAACATCACTAAGATATGGTGAGTCGTCATATGCTTACCTAGATGGTGGTATTATTGTTGGACACGTTAGAAATTCGACGGGCAGTCCACTTTATCAGGTAATTTCAACTAATAACGGTGCGACATGGACAAATCAAGGAGTTACAACTGTTGATACCGCAGCGCAAGTTTCGCCAATGTTGGCAACATTTATAGATCCAAATAATCAGAAGTACATAGCCTCGTTCTACGCCAATAGAGGCGATAACAAGTTGAAGGTGTCAATAGCCGAATACGCTACAGCGGTAGCTGGTGTAAGTGGGTGGACAAGAACAGATATTGATAGTCATACATGGACTGATTTTGGTTACCCGACAGTAGTAAAAAGTAGAGAAAACAATAAGTTTCTGATTGCGTATTATAAAGCTGCATCGACCACTTTAGCGAGTATATATTTCAAGAATTATACTCCAAATTACGGGAGTATTGCCGTAACTGGCACTATTTCCGCAAGTGGAAATATCAGTAGTTCCGCTAATGTATCAGCCGTTGCAGATATTTCTGGAAAGGATTTAAAAAGCTCGAATACATTGCAGATAAAAGGCGTAGTAACGGTTTTCCCAACTGCTGGAAACGGGCTAGAGGCTTACAATTCAACGGCTACCGCATCGATAATACAAGCGTATAACAGGACAACATCTGTATTTAACGGCTTGAATTTTAGAGGCTCGATATTGCAATTCTTCATTGATGCCACTGAGGCGATGAGAATACACGCTTCAAGGGGTGTTAGTATCGGAAATGCTACTGATTTAGGCGCAGGAACCTTAAATGTTGCGGGAAACATCACAACAATAGCGGGTACTACAGCAAATCATGCGGTGATTAAGTCGCAACTGGATGCGGTGGCTAGTTCAGCCACCAGTGCAAGCTACACACCTACGCTGACGGCTAATGGAAATATAACATCTTTAGCGTTGCAATCAGCTACATGGACGAAGATTGGCAATATAGTTACGTGTCAAATTATAGCGACAGGCTCATTAACAGCCTCTCCGGCAAACACCTCGTATATAGCCACTTTACCTTTTACCAGACTTGCAGCTTTAAAAACCGTCGGGGTTTCTAGCTTGATTGACAATAGCAGCACTCCTACTGGAAGCGGTATAGGAATTACGCAAGCAAACGCCACGCAAGCAATATTCAACGTAAACTATGGAGGCAGCACAACAGGCACAGGACGAACATTTATCATGAATTTTACTTACGATGTAACTCAATAAAAACTAAATAACAACATGAAAACAAGTAAATTTGGATTACTAGACTGGAAAGACTTAGGAAAGGGTATTTTAGTGGCTATATTGGCTTATTTAGCCAATTGGGCGCAAAATACTTTCATACCTAGCTTAAATGTTTCTTCCGAAGTAAAGGTGATGCTAATAACTGGTATCGCTTATTTGATTAAAAACTGGCTCACTCCACAAAATGAGGTAACTCAGATTCAAGGTTTAGGAGGCACAAACCCCCCGACAAAAAAAGATGAAAAGTAGGCATTGGTTATTAATATCGCTTTTATTCATTTCTGAAATAAAGGCGATATTTTACAACAGCGATACTAGGTACTACTGGTTAGTAGACCCCAAACACTCGAGATTATTGTGTAATATTTTAAAGGACATATCAACGTCAATAATAATTATTGTTCTTTGCTTTTACGCTTTAAAAGGCGCAAAGGATAGTTTGCTTAGATTTATTATTTCATGCCTAATAACCCTCTCGTTTCTCGACCTTATACACCTCGCAATAAATGACATGCAAGGTTTTGTTTTACTTAAAATTGCTCTTTCAATTGGAATCACTAAAATTATTCGCCAATACTGCTAATTTCTACCTATATTGTCTGTACGGCTATAACCTAATAGACATAACTAAAAAAGTAGTAGACGGTTTCTTTAATGTGTCAGATGCTACATCATTTGCTCAGTTAGTGTTATTGGTTTTAGGTGTTATAATGATGGCGGTGAAAGTTCAGCATTCTTATAGCAACTGGAAGCTAGACAGGCAAATAAAAGCCGAAAATTTGAAGAAATTAGTAAATCAAAACAAAGAATTTAATCTTAATGTTGAGGTAGCAGAACGGCTAATGAAAGGCGCAAAAGAAGACAAAATTAAAATTAAACCCAATGGATAAAATAACAATAGACAGGATCAAAACAGCACACCCAAGTATAAGGGAAATGCTGTTAAAACAATATCAAGAAATCAACTCATTGCTTCCAAAAGGCGTAAGGCTTAGATTTGCTTATGTTTACAGATCAATAGCCGAGCAAGACGCTTTATTTAAGCAACGACCAAAGGTAACTAACGCAAAAGGAGGTCAAAGCATTCATAACTATGGATTAGCTTTCGACATCGTTTTGCTTTATGATAAAGACGGAAACGAAACGTTCGAAACAGCATCTTGGGAGCAAAATAAACACTGGATGCAAGTTGTAAACTATTTTAAATCAAAAGGATGGGAATGGGGCGGTGATTGGGCTAAATTCAAAGACGCTCCACATTTTCAGCTAAAGAAAAAAGACGGTAGCAGCTACAAGTGGCAGGAACTTATTAAAATGCCTACTATTATTGATAACGGCTTAAAATATCCAAAATTATGAAAACTAAAAAACCTTTTTTTGAAACAACAGTAGGCAAAATTTTAAAAATAGTAGCTAGTGCCGTTATAAGAAATCAAAAAGGCATTAAGAACACGCCTAATGCCACTAAAGTTGATAAGGTTATTGATAGTCTATAGTTCCAATAAGCAAATCCCATTCAAAAAATTTTATCGCTTGGCTAATTGCTATTTCCTTGGTATTATAAAACCAAGGATTATTGCTCATTCCACTAACTGAAATTAAATGCGTCCAATATTTTCTTTTAAAAAATAAGACGCATTTTTCTTTTTGAATTTCAACTACCCAACCTTTCGGATATTCTTTTACTCTAACTTTTAAGTTTTCTAAGTGCATAACTATTTTTTTTATAATTAAAAAGGACATTCGTTTTTTGGTTTAGGAATCAAATCATTATAATCTCTTTTTATTTTTTCGGCTATTGCTTCTCTGATAAAATTACCAACATCAACGTTGTAAGATTTCATCTTCTGCAGCGTTTTTAGCTGTGTCTCAGAAATACGTATAACCTTTGTTTTTATTAGTAGTTTACTCATTTTGTAATACATTTATAGCGAGTAGCCAGTAGTTAGGGAACAGCTTGTATAGGAACGTCCAAAAGACCTCGAAATTCAATATTTCCACAATTTGGACAACAATAATGACTTCCCCATCCGTCTTTATCTTTTTTTAGTTCTTGTTGTTCCAAAGTACCTTCCCATTTACATTTTTGTTTAGTGCATTGGTATGCTTTTGGCTTTTCACCCCATTTTGTAAATTTTCTTTTTTGTGCCATTTTGTTTGTCTTTAAAAAATCCGATTCCCTAACAATGCATAACACTAATTACGGCATCGGTATTGAATTTATAGTTTAGTTTTGTATCAGTGATACGGTTTTTAATCTGGATGTTTCGGCTTACTTATTCCGTAACTAGAGTTATGCTCAACATTATCACTCAGATTGGGAAATGCTTACTGAATTGTAATGTATATTTTCAAGAAGTCTTATACATTCTTGATTAGAAAGAGCTATCTTTTCGATATAATCTCTTACAAATTCAATTTCTTCTTTATTTTCTAGTTTTTCTAAAATTTTACAAATAAGAAAGAAATCTTTTCCGCTACCTCTTTGAATCCCTTTGTTTTTAAATTCGCTCATAATTTTAGGTATTAAAAAGCCGAAGTGATAACAGCTACTACAACTAACTAGGGTATTTCGGCTTTGGTTATTGTTATCTGAGTACAAATATAGATCTATTTTTGATATAAAAATGTTAATGTTTTGTTAAAATTAAAAATAAGTATTAAATTAATCAATCTATACGCTATCTTTGGTAAAAATTTAAAACAAGAAAAAATTATGAAAAGAAACTATTTCACTATTCATCAGAATAAGAAGCCGAAAAAAATAAAATATTCTAAAATTTATAGCAAAGAACAGCAGGAAAAAATAAGAAAATTAAACGAGTTTTTGAGATTAGAAATAGAAAAATTAAAACAAATATTATGAAAAGAATTTTATTAACGTTGTTGAAACTAATCAACAACTACACAAACCACCAAATTACGGCTAAAGAAGAAGCTGGACAGATTTTAAAGTATATGCTGTTAAAGAGCGATACTAAAAGAGTGATTGAAGTTTACAAAGAGCTAAACGAAGCTATCGAGCAAGAAATGGATAACCGAGCTTTTGAGGCTTTAAGAACCGCTAAGTTGATTCAAAGCGAGTGGGGGGTAAAGAGCACCGTTAAAGACCCTGCTTTTGATAAACCAATTAATAATATAAAAGTGGTTTATGAAAGAGTTAATTAAAAAATGAGAGTATGAAATTATTCAAAATAAAAATTAGATTTGTAAGTATCTATAAGTTTTGCAGGCATAGGACGAAATGGAGTGTTAGATTAAGATATCCGTTACGCTCTATAAAAAGAGACTTGTATTCTTTTATCCCGTCTTATAAAAGGCTCTGGAATGGCTCTTTAATATATTTTGGAGTAAAACACATGTATATTGAAATTGACAAACGAAATATTAATAATATTGAGGATTTTGTTGCTGAAATGAAATCACCTCGGAAAATCACTAAATGTGGCAAAGGTCATGCGTTATAATTTAAAAATAGATATATGAAAGCAGCACAATTAAGACTAGGAAATTTGGTAAAATATGGCGAAAATATTGTGCCAATAAAATCAATACATACAGAAAGTGTATTGAAAAATGAAGTAACGGTAAATGTGGAGTTAAATGAGAAAATACGAAACCTTTGCGTGTATATTTATGAAATTGAACCAATACCATTAACAGAGGATTGGTTGGTAAAACTAGGATTCAGGAAAAATCAAAATTCCGAAAAATATTTTTTACCTATCCAGAATATAAAGTGTGAGATTCACGCTGAAAGATTTAGAGGTGTGATTGTTCTTGAAATACACAATCACGTAATGCCTATAATTCCTGAAACGGAATCATCAGTTCACGGACTACAAAATTTATACTTCGCTCTTACAGGAAAAGAAATTAATTACAAACAAACAATATGAGAAAACAAATTATTGAAATCTTCGAAAAAAAAATAGAAGATAAAACGTTAAAAACTGGAAACATCTGCCCGACCACTGTAAAAAACTGGAAGAAGAAAAATACTCGCATGTACATCGACAAAGTGGAGAAGGCGATGGAAGAAAACGAAATACCAGAGCCTTTTTTTTGGAACGGTACTTACGACGGGCTTCTTGAAATCAATGCAGAGTGCGCTAAAAAGCTAGGAAAAAACAGTTTAAAAATTGAAATAACCATTAATCAATAGAAAAAAAATGAAAAACGAAATTACAACAGTAGAAAATGTAAGTGAAAAAATATTAGTTGAATACTTAGATGTTATGGGTATTAGCCCAAAATTAGAAGAAAAAGAGAAAATTCAATTTCTTAATATTGCTAAAACATTCGGGTTAAATCCTTTTAAACGTGAAATATTTTGTACAGTTTACGGGGAGGGGCAGTACAAGCAATTATCCATCATCACTGGCTATGAAGTCTATATTAAAAGAGCTGAAAGAAGCGGACAGTTAGATGGATGGAACGCCACCACATCGGGCAGTGTAGCTACAAACGACTTAAAAGCAACGGTTACTATTTACAGAAAAGATCGCCAGCACCCTTTTGTTTGGGAGGTTTTTTATGATGAATGCGTTCAAAAAACAAAGACTGGAGTTGTTACTAAATTCTGGGAAAAAGCTAATTTTATGACAAAAAAAGTTTGCATTTCTCAGGCTTTTAGATTGT